AGTTCAGGGCAAGGGTCATGGCTGGGGCCTTTCGGGCATGGGGATATCAGGGGTGATGTCGGCCCAAGTGCCGCCCTGCCAGATGTAAAGGTGGCAGAACTGACAGGTCGGGCGTGGCAGCATGTGCGGCGCACGTGGCGGAACGAAACAGTCCAGTTCATCGACATGCACTTGCCTGATCTCGCGGGCGGCAAGGATGTCTTTGGGCGTCCAGCGCGCGAGCGCGGGCAAAATGTGTGTGGGATATCCATCATAATGGACGTAGATATGCGCCCATTCCTTGGGGCCGGTCTGGATGGCGATCTGCGCGCGCGTGCTCATGCGGCCTGCCTCAGATCAGCTGAATGTCGGCCAACACGATGCTGGCGGCGGCAAGCTGCGCGGTCGGCAGTTCGATCTTGATGTGCGAGAACAGGTCCGAGCAATCGGCCTTGATCCCTGCGTCCTTCAGCGCCTCCTCAATGCTGGCGGCGACGCTGTTCAGGCGGCTGCGATCCAGATGGTCGGGCAGCGTGGCGATGTCGATGCGGATGATGGTGGTGGCCATGGTTTGATCCTTTCAGCGGGAAGTGGCGGCGGCGAGCATGGCCTTGGCACCGGCGATGCGTCCGGCCTCAAAGGCATCTTCAAGGGCGGCGCGCATCGCCCAGACGGCGACATCGTGGAAATCCAGTTGGTCGCTGTTCCGGGTTTCCAGCGTCTCGACGAAGAAGTGCCTGGTGGCGATCTCTAGGATCAGCGCCTTTGGGGCGGCCGGGGCGGGTTTGGTCTCGATGGTCATGATCTGGCCTCCGATCAGGGGTGATTTCCTGTTCCGAGAATCGCTCCATCGCCGCGTGTAATCAACTCATTTCTAAGCAATATCATTGCTTTACGAAGGATACGGGGCGCGAGATGCAGGGGATGAGCGAGCGCCAGTATGCCGCCCATGTCGGCCTGTCGCGCGGTGCCATCCAGAAGGCCAAGGAGGCCGAGCGGCTGGTTCAGCACGCCGATGGATCGATTGACGCGGCTGCGTCTGATGCGCGCCGCGCCGCGATGACGGACCCCGCCAAGCAACGGGGCGAGGCAAGAAATGCACCGTCACCGTCACCGGCACCCAAGCTGAAGCCGGTGCCAGACACCGCGCTGTCGACCGTGGGCGATACCCTGCGTGAAAACGGTCTGGCAGCGCCCCTTACGGGTGGGGGCACGACCTTCCTGCAGGCCAAGACCGCTAACGAGGTGCTGAAGGCGCAAGAGCGCAAGCTGAAGCTCGCCAAGCTGAAGGGCGAACTGATCGACCGGGATCGCGCGGTTGGGCTGGTGTTCCGGCTGGCGCGGGAGGAACGCGATGCTTGGGTGACCTGGCCCGCGCGGGCGGCGGCGCTGATGGCGTCGGAACTGGGGGTGATGATCGCGGATCACGGAAGTCTGGAGCCCGTCATGATGCAGAAGGTTCTGGAAGCCCATGTCCGTGCACAACTCGACAGCCTCGCCGAGGTCCGCATCGACCTTCGCTGAGACCGAGCCCTTCGATGGCGCAGATCAACTGCTGCGCAGCTGGGGCCGGGGGCTCCGGCCGGACGCCGATCTGACGGTGTCGGAATGGGCAGATGCGCATCGCATGCTGGGGTCGCGGGCCAGCGCCGAGCCGGGGCGCTATCGCACATCGCGCACGCCCTACATGCGCGAGATCATGGATGCGCTGTCGCCCAGCTCTGCTGTCCAGCGCATCGTGTTCATGAAAGCGGCACAGGTCGGCGCAACCGAGGCCGGGAACAACTGGATCGGCTTTGCCATCCACCATGCGCCGGGGCCGATGCTCGCGGTGCAGCCGACGGTGGAACTGGCGAAACGCAACTCGCGCCAGCGGATCGATCCGCTGATCGAGGAAAGCGCGGAGTTGCGTGAACGGGTCAAACCGGCGCGGTCGCGTGATGCGGGCAACACCATGCTTTCGAAGGAATTCGCGGGCGGCATCCTGATTATGACCGGGGCGAACTCTGCGGTCGGGCTGCGCTCGACCCCGGCACGTTATATCTTTCTGGACGAGGTCGACGCCTATCCCGCCTCGGCCGACGAGGAAGGCGATCCGGTCAGCCTTGCAGAAGCGCGGACCCTGACCTTCGCGCACCGGCGCAAGGTGTTTCTGGTCTCGACGCCAACGATCCGGGGCCTGAGCCGGATCGAACGGGAATACGAGGCCAGCGATCAGCGCCGGTTCTTCGTGCCATGCCCGCATTGCAGCCAGTTCCAGTGGCTGAAGTTCGAGCGGCTGCGCTGGGAAAAGGGCCGGCCCGATGCCGCAGCATACCATTGCGAGGGCTGCGACCGCGCCATCGCCGAACATCACAAGACGGCGCTGTTGGAGGCGGGCGAATGGCGGGCAACCGCTGTCGCCGCCGATCCCGGCACCGTCGGCTATCACCTTTCGGCGCTTTATTCGCCGATCGGCTGGCTCAGCTGGGAGCGGATCGTGCGGGCATGGGAGGCAGCGCAAGGCTCGGATGAAGCCATCCGGGCGTTCAAGAATACGATCCTTGGCGAAACGTGGGTGGAAACCGGCGAAGCGCCTGACTGGTCGCGGCTCTATGATCGCCGGGAGGCTTGGAAGCCGGGCATCGTTCCCGCAGGCGGTCTGTTCCTGACCGCCGGGGCCGATGTGCAAAAGGACCGGATCGAGGTCGACGTCTGGGCCTGGGGCCGGGGCGGCACGAGCTGGCTGGTCGATCATATCGTGATCGACGGCGGCCCGGACCATCAGGGTGCGTGGGCAGAGCTGACAAAGCTTCTGGACCGGACATGGACCCATCAAAACGGCGCGCAGTTACGGCTGGCCAAGCTGGCCATCGACACCGGCTATGAGGCTCCAGCCGTTTATGGCTGGTCGCGGCGGCAAGGCGTGGCGCAGGTCGCCCCGGTAAAGGGCGTCGAGGGGTTCAACCGGTCCAGCCCGGTGTCGGGGCCGACCTATGTCGATGTGACCGACGCGGGCAAGCGCCTGCGCCGGGGTGCTCGGCTCTGGACCGTGGCTGTCTCCACCTTCAAGGCGGAAACCTATCGCCATCTCGGTCTGCCGCGCCCGACGAAGGAGGAATTGGCCGAGGGCGCAATGTTCCCGCCCGGCACCGTGCACCTGCCCGACTGGGTAGAAAGCGAATGGCTCAAGCAGCTTGTGGCCGAAGAATTGGTCACCGTGCGCACCAAACGCGGCTTCGCCCGGCTCGAATGGCAAAAGCTGCGCGAACGCAACGAGGCACTGGATTGCCGGGTCTACGCCCGCGCCGCTGCCTGGATCGTCGGCGCAGACCGCTGGTCCGAGGCCCGCTGGGTCGATCTGGAGGCGCAGGTGGCAGGGGATGGCAACGGCGACGGGGGTCATGACAGGGGAACCGCCGCGGGATCCATTCGTGCGGTCCGCAGTCCCGCTCGGCGCAGGTCCGTAGCGTCAAACTACATGCGGTGATCGGCCCGGGTCTGATGCTGCTTCAATGCAGGCAGCATTTCTTGAACTTCTTGCCGCTGCCGCACGGACAGGGGTCATTGCGCCCGACCTTTGGCGCCGCGTGTTCGAAGGTGTCGCTGAAGAGGTGTGACAGCGAACTTTCCGAAGCCTGCGTCGTTGCCTTGTTCTCCAGTAACTTGTCGGAGAAGCAGTGCCAGCGCGACAGCTCGTCGATGGCGCTTTCGATCATGCGGGTGTTTCGGCTGATGTGGAACCAGGGCGACTCGCCTGCCTCGACCGCTTTGCGCAACTGCGCCTGAAAAAACGAGAAGTCTGCCTCGTCGGGTGATATCCACTCCCGTTCAAATGCCTCCTGGACCTGTGGCTCCAGGTGCACGAGCCCCAGGTCGGCGACGGCAAAGGCCCACGAGCCACAGAGGGTTTGCGGCTTGTCGAAATCGGCCGATGGAAAGCGCTCAAGGTAATCGACGACATCTGGGCGGCTCTCGGGCCGGTCACGGGCGATGATGACGAGCGCGTCAATCATCTGGCCGCGTGCGTACTCGTCAGCGGCCGGATCTTCGAGCACCGAGAAGATCGGTATCAGATCGCCG